CCAAACTGAAAGCCTGCGTCTAACGTAGACCCGTCACTACTAATAAATACAGACTCAAACCGAGAATATGGAGTAAGACCACCACCAGAGCGATTGTCTTCTAGTATTTTTAAAATCTGTTGCCCGTTTGTTACACCAGTAAGGAATGTTTCAAATCTACCAACTTCTAATTCAGCCGCAACTGCGGTACTTTTTCTTGCGTGAAAAGGAGCTTGGGGTGCTGTTACGCCAATTCCAACCTCTTGGCTAGAATCAATCGTAATCGCTGTGCTTGTGGCGTTATCGTCAATGCCTGTGGAGGTAAGGTTTCCAGAAACATTTATCGCATGGCTGAAATTAAACTTGTCATCCGTCGCATCCCACAGAATTGTTGCATCTGTAGTTGAATTGACAGCATCTTGAATTGTAATCCCCGCGCCATCAGCACTAACTGACGAATCCCCCGAGCTGTAATTAAGGGTTATATTCTTATCTTCTACATTGAGATTTGCTGTATTTATTGTTGTGGTAGTGCCTTGAACGGTCAGGTTTCCGCTAATAGTAAGATCACCGCCAACAGTCTCATCACCAGTAACAATAAGGTTTTCCCCTGTCGTCACCTGACCAGAATCGGTAATTGACAGCGCCGTTGTTGTTGCCGCTTGCGATGCCTTAAATGCCGGTGCTTCAATACCGTCCGGGGTAATAGAGGCAAGAGTAGTTTCACTGCCAGTGCCTCCATTGGCCCTTGATACAAAGACAAAACTTCCTACTCCGCTTGTAGATCCTCCGCTGGTGTAAGAAGTAAACTTACCCCCGGAAGTAGCGCCTCCCGGAACAGCCGCAATCTCAAATTCTTGGTCGCTATAGTCTGAGGCTTGCGACAACAACTTTATCCTAGAAGTTCCCTTAACTAAATTTGTCGCGGTTGACTCAATTGTTAAGGTAGCCAAGTCCCCTGCTGATACGCCTTTTACATGAAGTTCAGTTGAAGGTGTTAAAGTGTTTATGCCAACCCGGTCTTCTGACGCATCAACCGCAAGAGTATCTACATCTACCCTAAAGTCAGTTCCGCTAGATTGACCAACCTGAACAATGCCGCTAGTATCTATTTGAAGTTCTGCCGTTACCTTGTCTTCATTTCCGCTATGAATAGACACCGCACCAGAATTAAAAAAATGAGCGCCGCTTCCATCCGTGTAGTTTTGTATGAAAGCGCCTCCGGTTGGGCCAGCGGTAGACCCAAGGCGATTAAGGCGAGTTCCTTCTCCAAGCCACTCTAGGTGAGCATATTGCTTTGTAAGCTGTACGTGTTCGTTAGCGTCAATGGTAAGTGCTGTTTCTGTGGCGTTATCGTCTATGCCTGTAGAGGTGAATCCCGTCAGAGTTCCAACGGATGTGATATTCGGCTGTGCCGCAGTTGTCAGTGTTGCCGCAATGCCAGAGTCCGTTATAGTCAGCTTTGTGCTTGTGGCGTTATCGTCGATGCCTGTGGAGGTAAAGCCATCGCAATCCAAATTTCCGCGTATAGAGGTGTTAGCGCCCACCGTAAGCCCGACAGACAAAGGGAGAGCTGGATTAAAAAACTGAGCGTCATCTATGCCAATGGTTAGCTGGGTACTTGTGGCGTTATCGTCAATGCCTGTGGAGGTAAAGCCTGAGACGCTAGTAGTGCCTAATGTGGAAGTCCCGGTAACGGTTATAGAGCCTAGCGTTGCATCATCGCCAGACTGATACTTGTCGTTGTTTAGGTTATTAAAGTTTGCATCAACTTCATCGTGAGTTAAGGGCGAGCCTTTACCGGATCTAGTGGTGATATCGCTCATCCAAGACCTCTAACTTTTAGCTTTAATCCAGTGCCGGAAAACGATGCCTCATCACTAGATTCATTGATTCTTGCAACGGCTGCCGAGTACAAGGCACCCCATGTTGCGGCTCTAGGGTCATCCCCAAGATATGGCGATGCGTGAAATAACGCCCCATATAGGTAGGCGTCTGGATTAGAGCTTAAAACCCAGTTTGATGTATTAGAATCCGATAGCGCCGGGATAGATTGGTAATACAGCAGCTCAACGCTGTATGCGCCATCTGGCGTGGGAAACACCTCAAATCCATTCTCCACATGACGATAGTATTTAGGCTCGCCAGTCGCATTTTCTGCGCCTTGACGCTTGTCGCCCATTGCCGCAGTAGAGAGCAATTGCAGGTTTCTGGTTCCGCCTGATGTTATATGCAATCGTATCGTTTCAACCCAATCTGTTGGCCTGCTAAGGTATTGGCCATCAAGACTGGAGGTAGCCCGGTTTTCCATCTCGTAATGACGGATATTACGACTCATATCCGCTTCGGCCATCTCAATAAACTGCGGGATGATCCCATCAAGGTCGTATCGCTCTAGCCAATCAGAAATGGCAATCTTTAGGCCATTATAGTCAGCAAAATCAGCGGAATCTTTTGGTTTGCGTAACTTGGCTGCCTCAGACTCATAGAGAGCGCCCCAGACAGCAACGCGAGGATCGTCACCAATATATGGTGCGGCATGGGATAGCGACCCATATAAATACAAGTCCGGGTGATTCGTTAATACCCAGTTGCTTGTATTTGCCGCAGAAAGTGGGGTCACCTCATCAAACTTGCGGAACATCTTAGACTCAGCCAGCTTGATTAGCTGGGGGATAACTGTGTCTACATCAGCCCTTCCAAGCCAGTCACCAATGGCCAGCTTTAGACCGTCATAGTCACTGAAATCAGCGTTATTTACCGATCCCCGCAGGGTGGCCACTGCCGCGCCGTATAATTGCGCCCATACGCTTGTTCGCTCATCCTCCGCAAGGTATGGAGCGGCCTCCATGAGAGCGCCGTAAAGGTAAACGTCTGGGTAGTCAGTTAGAATCCAGTTGGTGGCGTTCTGTGCTGACAGATCATTAAAATCTTTATACCTGCGCCGTAGCTTCGCCTCCGTTAAAGAGATGAAGTCAGGTATCGCAGAGGTGAGGTCTGACCGATTTAAATAGTCAGCAACCGAAGCCTTTAATTCCGTATAGTTTGACAGTGCCATTTACTTTTTCCGCTTTGGCTTCTTAGCTGTCTTTGCGGCAGCCTTGAATGCCTTGTCAGTTGGTGCGCCCTTTGATCCGGGCTTTCTCATCTTCTCGCCAGAACCCGCCTTGATACGCTTACGCTTGGCGTGGATGTTGGCGTAAAGTCCTGATTTCTTATTTGCCATAACGCTTCGCCTTTCTCTTTGGCTTCGCCTTCTTCAAACATCTGCCTGCGGCTTTACACTTGGCTGGTGATGGACATCCCTTGCATGGCGTCATTACTTCTTCCTCGATTTGGTGCCTGAACACTTCCACCGCTTACGGGATAGCCGTAACGGTGAGTTTGGATCTTTCGCCGCCTTCGGGTGCTTCTTCATCTGACCCGCCGATCTAGCGCAATAACTATCGCCTTTACTAGTGCCGGGCTTTACTCGTGGGCCACCATCTTTAGCCTTCCCCGCCTGTCCGTAGCTCACTTTCTTGCCCGAAGACGTTATTTTAACACGGGCTTTGCCTTTACGTGGCTTCATAATGCAACGTCCATAAGTGCCGTTGGGTTGTAAACGCCAGACCTTCTAGTGTTCGCCAAATCAAGTAGACCGCCAATTATATCCCGAGCAATCGCTGGGAACGCCAAGCTGGTCTCGCCGGTTACTATGTTGGTCTTCGCCGGGATGATATTGCCATATTCATACATTGGATCGGCTAATAAGCCCAGCTTCGCCATTTGCTTATTAACATCCATATTGTGCTTAGCAATGCGCTGCTCATCTACCGTTAAGGGATCTAGCAACCCCTGATTAGCGGCGGCTAAAGCGCGATCTTGGCTTGGGGCAAACATTGGTGGCGCTATCGCATAGCGGTCTGCAATGTTGATAGGAGAATCTTCAAATATGACGTAGTTTCTCGTGCCTTCTCCCGCTTTCCTAGAAGAGCCGTCTAGGTATTGAATTCCCCTAATGTTGTCGTCTAGCAGAGAGGCAGATGTTGCTACAGGTATATTTCCTGCATACAAAGCATCATCAGCCGTCTTGTTGCCAATTGGCGTCTCTAAATATCCCTCTGAATAAAGATTGTTGAGAGTCTGATAGAACTCTTTGCCGGTCATATCCTCATATTGGTCATTGAATATAGGATCAAGATATTCTGTTATGTAGTCATCTTTTCTAAATAGATCAAAGTAATTCTGCGCTGCGTTACGAATCTCTTTTGGTTGCTCACTAAGCGGCTTGTCCCAATCCAGCAGGGACTCGGGGGTTACGTCTATCTCGGTGCGGTAGAGAGCGCCATCGCTCTTGTGAGAAACTGTGCCGGATTCAATTTCGGCGGCAAGTTTTTGCGCCCTGCGGCCTCTGGCCTGCTCTTGCTTAAAAGGACTTGAGAGAGATTTATCTGCGCTGGATCGCATTAGTTTGGCGATCTCCTCCTTTGACTTTCCTTGCCGGTATAAGTCATTTATGTACGCGCCCCATTCGCCGTATTTTTTGCTATCCTTTATTGGGATCCCTGATTTAGTTGTAAACCCAGAGTAATCCGATAAGGCATCCCTGTACCCCCGAGCCACATCCTCACGGTCAGCAAAGTAAAGCCCATGTCCATATGTTTGTGCGCCCTCGCCAGTGCCAATCTTGGACATATCAAAGCGATCAAACTGATAAGGTGAGCCGTGGAATGCTTCTAACAGGGTTCTGCCGCCACGGGTAATAAATCCAGCCTCAGCATCCTCTGGAGCGGCCATTAACCCCAAA